TTCGCACTCTTGTTGAAGGTTATAACAGACAAGATGCAAAATCATTCACACCAAGAAAGAAATCACAAGAAGAAGTTCTTTTCGAATCAGCAGTACTAGATGCAGAAGAACCAGCAGAAGAAGAAGTAGAACTTCCTGCTCATATTCGTGCATACTACGAAGCAATCGAAAGAACCCTTCCTCGCTGAAATATTAAAGGAAAACAAAAATGGCAAAAACAATGTTAAAAAATGAAATGGCACCAGTTGCCTGTGGCGCAAAGAAATGCTGTGCATTCAAGTGCATGGGTTTCTGGCTAACTCTAGTTCCTATGACTCTTGGTACTCTTGCATTCTTAGGTGGTCCACCAAGAATGGCAGCAGCAGGTCTAGTAACTACTGCAGTAATGGCTATTACCTATAATCTTTTTTCTTATCTTTATAAGAAAAATTAATTTCTCAAAATATTTTAAAATATAAATAATAAGCAAGTTTATTTAAAACAAGGAGAGTAAGAAAATGCAAGATCAAAGAAGTATGCTATCAGAAAGCACTCGTAGAAAGTGGGAGCCAATTGTTAATCACAGAGCACTCCCAGAAATCAAAGATCCTTATCGCAAGCACGTTACCACTGTTCTTCTAGAGAACGAAGAACGCTTCCTTCGTGAAGCAGGTGAATCACTCCAAGGTGTACTTGGTACAAATCTTGGCGTTCCATTCTCCGGTGGTTCAACAACTGGTATTGATTCATTCGATCCAATCCTCATCTCACTCGTTCGTCGTGCAATGCCAAATCTAATGGCATACGATCTTGCTGGCGTTCAACCAATGAATGGTCCAACAGGTCTAATCTTCGCAATGAAGAGCCGTTATGGTACTGCCGCTGACAATAAGGCAATAAATGCTTCAGACAATAACAAGAGAGATGGCGAAGAAGCACTCTTCGGTGAAGCCAGAACTGGTTATTCAGGCAATGGTGAAGGTGCTGGTGATGGTGGAGACATCTTTGCTAATGATACAGCATCAACCGATGGTTCATACGGTATCGGTCGTGGTATGGCTACCACCACTGCAGAACGTCTCGGTGCAGCAGGAGAGTCACAATTCAATGAAATGACCTTCACAATCGAGAAGACCGCAGTCACTGCTAAGACTCGCGCTCTAAAGGCAGAATACACCACTGAACTCGCACAAGACCTCAAAGCAGTTCACGGTCTTGACGCAGAAACTGAACTTGCAAACATTCTTTCAACAGAAATTATGTTTGAAATCAACCGTGAACTAGTCCGCACCATCTATGATGTTGCTCGTCTAGGCGCACAACAACCAGACCTTAATGGTAAACAAACTGGCAACGGTCTAAACAAAGCCGCTGGTGGTGGTATCTATGACCTTGAACTTGACTCTGACGGTCGTTGGAGTGCAGAAAAGTTCCGTGGTCTAGTATTCCAAATCGAGCGTGAATGCAACACCATTGGTGCAGAAACTCGTCGTGGCAAGGGCAACTTCATTGTTGTAAGCCCTGACGTTGCTTCAGCACTTTCAATGGCAGGTATTCTTGACTTCTCAGCAGTCACTTATAGTGGTGCTCTTAACACTGATGTCAATGCAAATACTTTTGCAGGAACCATGAGCGGTGGCCGCGTCAAGGTTTATATTGATCCTTATTCTGTCCCAACCCACACACAAAATTGGCAACCAGTAAACTACGTTTGTGTCGGTTACAAGGGAACCAGCCCATATGACGCAGGCGTATTCTACTGCCCATATGTTCCTCTCCAAATGGTCCGTGCAGTTGACACTGCTACTTTCCAACCCAAGATCGGGTTCAAGACTCGTTACGGTATGGTAAGCAATCCATTCGTTCTCAAGAACAATGGCGAGCCAGATGCTCAAACTCTTCAAGCCCGTGCAAATCAATACTACCGCATCTTCCGTGTAGACAACATTCACGGCAACGATGCATCATACGGTGGCACCTGATAATACGGTAAGATAGCATACGAAAGAGGAGGGTTGAAAAACCCTCCTCTTTTTGCATTTATATGGGTTCCTATATACTTCTGGAGGATTTTGCCAATGTTTGAACATTTAAAAGGACTGGACATAAATGCCGTAAGAAGGCAACCAAAGAACACAAATTCGCTGCAATTAAACGAATTTAGACTAGTTTTACACCGCACTCCAAAAATGATCTATTTTTGCCAAGAAGTGTACTTTCCGGGTGTAACTATTGCTGAACTTGTTCAACCCACACCTTTCTCTACTCAAGTGAAAAGACCATCAAATAAACTTGATTATGAGAATTTGGATATAACTTTTATAGTTTCTGAAGATATGGAAAACTGGAAAGAAATTCGTTCATGGATGGTAGGACTAACAAATGAAAAAGATTATGTCAGACCATTAGAAGAATCTGAAAGATATTCAGATGCAACATTGATTCTAATGAGCAGTTCTTCTACTCCATTTTTCTATATAACATTTAATAATTGTTTTCCTATATCTCTATCAGGCATACAATTCTCATCTAAAGTAACTGATATTACTCCAGCAACAGCAGCACTTCGCCTAGCATTTACCGGATATGATATAAAGTGTAGTACAACCTATTAAGGAATAAATTATGAATTTTAGTGAATTGAAAGAAATGGTAGAACAAGACCTTTCTTTTAAAGAAGATCAACTAGATATTGAATCTCTTCGCATTCCTCAATTACATGGTAAATATTTAAATTTTCTAACAAATGAAAAAATACTTCTTCAGAAGTTGAAGTGGGAATATGCATCTTTATACAAAGCAAAATGGGAATATTATAATGGCAAGATGAGCCAAGAAGATCTCAAGGAACGTAATTGGGAACAATTCGACCTCAAAATTCTCAAGCAAGATATTCCCATATATATTGATGCAGATGAAGATCTCATCAAGTTCAAGAGCAAAGTTGTTCTTCTAGAAGAAAAAGTTTCATATCTTGAATCTATTCTCAAGATGATTCTTAACAGGCAATTTCATATACGAGACGCAATTGCTTGGAGAAAATTTATAAATGGTAGTATATAATGACAGATATTGTAATAGAACCTTATAATTCAGTTTATATAAAAGTTCATTGTGAACCTTCTATAGCAAAAGAATTATCTGGTTTTTTTACCTTTACTGTTCCTGGACATAAATTTGTTCCTGCATACAGAAATCGTATGTGGGACGGCAAAATAAAACTTTATAACATATACAAAAAAGAAATCTATGCAGGGTTGTTAGATTATGTTATTCAATTTGCCGTAGACAGAAAATATACATATGAAAATAAAGTAACACAATCTCATGTTAAATGTGATCTTGATTGTGTTAAAAACTTTTGTAAAGAATTAAATCTATCTGCACACGGTGAAAGTATTTTTCCACACGATCACCAATTAGATGCAATTCTTTATGGATTGAACATGCAAAGAATTCTTCTTCTTTCTCCAACAGGAAGCGGAAAGAGTTTGATTCTTTATGTTCTTGCTCGATATTTACTAAACCAAATACCAAAAGACAAAAAGATACTCCTGATAGTTCCTACAGTATCTCTTGTTTCACAGATGTATTCTGATTTTGAAGATTATTCTAAAAAGAACAAATGGAATGTAGATAAGAATACTCATGTAATTTATGCAGGCCAAAGCAATGTAACAGATAAAAGAATTGTGATATCTACATGGCAAAGCATTTATAAATTACCAGAAAGTTATTTTGAACAATTTGATTGTATCTTTGGTGATGAATGTCACTTATACAAAAGCAAATCTTTGACTTCAATTTTGACTAAACTCAAGACATGTCCATACAGAATCGGTACTACAGGAACGCTTGATGGTACTCTTACTCATAAATTAGTTCTTGAGGGATTGTTTGGAAAAGTATATAATGTAACATCAACTAAACAGTTGATGGACAAGAATTTGCTTTCAAATTTAGAAATTAATTGTCTAGTTCTTCAACATTCAGATGAATCAAAAAAGAAACTTGCAAGAAAAAAGTATGAAGAAGAAATAGATTGGCTTGTTCGTTGTGAAGAAAGAAATAAATTTATAACAAATCTTGCATTAAATTTAAAAGGAAATACTTTGGTGTTGTTTCAATTTGTAGAAAAACACGGCAAAGTTCTTTATGAGATGTTAAAACAAAATAATAAAACAGATAGAAAAATATTTTTTATCTATGGAAAGACAGAAAAAGACGAAAGAGAAATGATTCGTCGTATCATGGAGGATGAAGATAATGCAATTATCGTTGCGTCATATGGCACTTGCTCTACTGGCGTATCTATCAGAAAACTACATAATATAGTGTTTTCTTCGTCATCAAAAAGCAGAGTAAGAGTTTTACAATCCATAGGAAGACAACTAAGAGTTTCAGAACATAAAAATATGGCTAAATTATATGATATTGCTGATGATTTGAGTTGGAAGTCTTATAAAAATCATACATTAAGACATTTCCAGGAAAGACTCAAAATATATGAATCTGAAAATTTTAATTATAAAAAAGTTCTAATACTCTTGTAAAAAGAGGAGAATAAAATGTCAGACAGTGCATACCGATTAATAAAATTAAATAACGGGGATAATATTATTTCTAAAATTAAAAAGATAAACAATTCTGTTTTGGTTTTAGAACATCCGTTTTTGTATAAAACAATGTCTGTGTTTGCTCCAAATGGAACAAAAAATGTTATTCTTCTTAAGAAATGGTATGAAATGTCAAATGAAGAATATCATGAATTAGCATTAAATTCTGTAATGTCTATGAGTATTCCAAATGATAAGATACTTTTTCTTTATGAAAAAGAAAAGAATCGTAAGGAACTACCATATGTATCAAATGATGAATTATATAAGAATCCTCAACTAATGGGAATGTTAGAAGACAATCCAGCAGCAAATGCTGGTCCGAAACAAGTTCCATTAGATGAGAATGAGGAAATTCAGGGAGTAGTTAATATTACTTTGAAAATTACACCTGAACTTCTTGAAGAAAATGAAGGACTTGAAAATCTTCTTCGAGCAATGGGAGTTCCAATTGATCAAATGTATGAAGCAATGGAGAAAAAAGAACAAGAAATGTTAGATGAAGAAGATGAAGAAGACGAAGAGGAATTTGAATTTGGTAATGATCTTGAAGATTGGTCTCCAGATCCTAATGATTATCTTAAGTAATACTAATAGGTCTCTATCAAACCAGACACAGCGATTATAAAAGCACAAAAATATATGTCAAGTTAAAACTTGACATTTTTTTGTAAGAAGATATACTTCTGCTTATGAAGGAGAGATATTATGAAAAAGAAAAAATCCAATAATTACATAGATAACCAAAAATTCTTTAAAGAAATGGTTAAATGGAAAGAAAGAGTTATCAAAGCAGAACTCAAGAATAGAAAGCCTCCTCCAGTAACAGATTATATTGGAACCTGCTTTATGGATATTGCAGAAAATCTAATACGAAGGCCAAACTTCTCAAACTATCCATTTCGTGACGATATGGTAGGTGATGCTATAGAAAATTGTCTTATGTATTGCTATAACTTTGATCCAGAAAAATCTGAAAATCCGTTTGCATATTTTACACAAATAATTTATTATGCATTTCTTCGAAGAATTCAAAAAGAGAAAAAACAAAACTTAATTAAATATAAGTATCTTCATCATTTAGACAAAGATGGAAATTTTTCTGAATTGTTAAAACAATTTGATATAGTTGAAGATGAAGATGAAATAATAAGTAAAATAGAAGAAGATTTAGATAAAACTGCAGTCAAAAAGAAAAGGAAGAAAAAGAATGTCTAAAGTCTGTATTTTAGGAGATACCCATTTTGGTGTTCAA